GTACATACCCTTTGGAGTCATTTTTTCAATCGGAAGTTTGCGAAATGCCATTAATTTTCCAAGATTGCCACCCAATGGTCGCACTTTTTGCATTAAGTCATCTATCAATCTTAATTTTCTATCTATTTCTGTAGATAATTTAACTTGTTCTGAATTTTTAGATTTTTTAGATTTTTTCTTATCAACATTGCCCTTTTTCATATTTCTACCCAAGAATGTATCCATGAAACCTTCTTCTAATGACATTTGTTCTTTCCTCATTTCTATTGCGATAGGCAAAAGTTTTTCGATATCTTCATCATCCAAATCATCTAAATGTGTCGCATTGAGTTTAGACATTTCTGCCAACTTAGACTTCCATTTTTCTGCAACTGCATTACAGGCATCATTGATACTACTGCATCTACGAATATCATGATGCAAGTCTTGCATTTTTGATCTAGAAGTTTCTGGATCATATCCATAAAAACCGGTCGTATATCCGGGCAGATAATGAGAATCTTCTTCACGAATACCGCCTTTTGGTTCGTTTCTCATTTTGCTTTGACTTGCAATCCATGCCTTGGCCTTTGGAGAACTGGGTGATTTTCTTACCCACTTTTCAATTTTTTTATGGGCCTTTTGCGACTCTCCAAGCCAATTCGATCCATCTGAATTGTCAATAATATACATGTTCGAACCAAAAATACTTTTGTATTTTTTTACATTTTTTTGAACTGCGTCCCACATTTTAGTAACTGCCTTAGCACCAAGAGTTCGATCTCTTTTTGCATCCCTTGCAATCGCAGTTTCAAGATTTGTATTAACATAAATCATTGCAGTTTCATAACCGGCATCGTCCAAAAGTTTTTTCTGGCCTATAATTTTATTGACATCTTTACCTGTGCCGTCAATGATTATTCCAAGTCTTTCATTGACATAATGCGCCTTTTGTTTTGCAGTCATTGCACTAGCCTTGACTCTAATATCTTGTCCCTCATCAGACCAAATATCGTCAGAACTTTTTGGGTCTAAACCAGCAGCTTTCAAAAGTTTTTCATATGCAGGATCGGGATTGACAACTCGAAGTCCGAGGTTGATAAGACCTAGTTGTCCGCCGCCCATAAATTGTTTTGGATCAGCACCAACAGTCGGCGACTTGCCCTTCTTTTCAGTACCGATAAAAGATTTACCAGATCCTGGCCCACCAGCAAGAAACACTGCTTTGAAAATAGCCGTATCATTGATACCTTCATCTAGTTGATTATTTTCAATCATACTTGAATAAATTTTATTAATATCGATCATTTTACTTGTCCCATGCCTTTGCTGCGTTAAAGTTATTGAAACTGAATTCCATTCTGTCCACCAATTTTACGGCGGTTGTGCCATTGCGGTCAATAGCAACATATCCCTCTGGATTTGAAACCTTAAATCCGTTATCAACTTTCACAAAAATATCAGTTAATTGTTTTACACTATTTAGTTTATTTACAATTAGAGATTTTGCATCTATCATACTTTCCATAAAATCCACAACTGCATACGCCACGCCGTCAAGTTTGATCAATTTTGCAACGATTTCGTCTCTCAAATCTTCTTTAATTTTTCTTGACTTTTCGGTTTTCAGTTTGATAATAATTTTTTCATCAAAGAATTTTTTGACAAACATCGAATATCCAAGATTGCCCATATTTTTAGTTGATATGTTTTTACCTTCGCGGATATAACCATTCAGATATGTTTTAAAACTACCACCAGCAAGTCCCTTGATAAATACTTTTTTCTGAATATCTAAAAATGCCCTAAAATCATTTGCCTTGATTTTCTTGAATTTGCGTCCTATAGTTGACAATGCGCCATCAACAGAAGTTTTTTCCGACTTAGTAAATTTAGCAGTTCCGGATACATCTTTGAAAGTTGCATCATCCATCCAGACACTACTAGATTTTTTTAGTTTTGATATATCTGCGCCGAATGAGGCTGACATTGATTGCAAGTCCCGTCCACTATAACTGGTGTGCCATACGACACCAATTTTTGCAGATGATATTTGTTTGCCGAAATCCGACTTTTTATCTACAGCATACATCAATGTGTTGGGTTGAAAAGTAACATAATCAATACCGTCTAAGGTTTTATCTGATTTGTCATTGGTGAACATTAAATCCCCTTGAATGACATTCTTGATACCAAGCTTGGAAAATTCTGTAAAAGAAGTTTTGAATTTTTCTACTAATCCACCACTTAGTTTTGGATCTGCGTCTATTTCTGCTAGTGATTTGTATAGCAAAGGAACTGCATTAAATACAGACTTTTTCGCAACGAAAAATTTACCATCTGAAGGATCGATCCCTGCGAATACCGCTGGGGCCCCGTCCCATTTGACTGTCATATTCATTTTTCCTTGAGCATTGCCATCTAGCATATCTCTCAAAGACTTTAAAAAATTGATTGCAGATCTCCCGCCGTCAATTCCACCATTGATTATTTCATCTTCTAGGTGTTCAAGATGTAGGTTTTTACCGCCCTTAGACTCCTTTAAAAACCCCCCAAAACTACGCATATTTAAATTCTCCCATTGTAATACTTCTCATTCCTATCTATTTGATTGTTGGTGTTATATTTATATTATAACCATTTATTAGTATAACTTTCCAAATGGACCAAAGGTTTTTCCTTTTTTCTGTGCGAGAAATGCCATCGTGGTAACAAGATCATCTAACTTTTCACCCTTTAGAGAAACAATCTCACATATAAGATGCATTTGCATCAATTTACTATGGGCGAAATCTGGTCTGCTAGTATTATATGCAGACATAAAATTTTTCTTGAAATTATTTTCTGTAATTCCAGTATACTGTTGAATTTTTTTAAACTTATATAAAAAATGATCATAGTCTTTAAGAAAATCTGCATAAGTTCGAGGGAAATTTTTATTAGAATTATTCCAATTTAATTTTTCTCGATCGAAAGCTTTCTCAGCCATTTCCAATGGAACTTTTCCCAATCGAGCAGAAGTTGCCCCTAGATCAGTTCCTTCTATTTTTAAGTTATTAAATCCAGCACTGTTTTGTCTGATTTGAAACTTAATATTTCCTTTTTTCCCAGAAATCACTATTTTTGTATCTGAGTTTTTAAACTCTCCATTAGGCCTAATATCTAAATTTATATCAACAGAATCTAATTTAAAATTATATTCTTCATCATCAAACAAATCCATATTTTCCAGATTTACAAGTTCCCATCTAGCAGTTTTTCCTGACATTTTCTTCAGAGAAATACCAACAATTTTTCTTTCGTGAAACATATCCCTAAGAATAGCATTAAACTCTTCCAAAGATGTCACATCATCAAGAACTTTTGATTTCAAAGTATTCTTTACTTTATTTAAATCTGAAACTAACCAAATATCAGCAGGATTCCATGTATCTTTTTTAGAAATACCATATTTGTTTTTACATATATCTGTGATATAATCCATAAATCCACCATCCCTAGAATAGTGGCCATATCTGGTTCTACCAACTTCTTTATATGTTACTAATTGTTGTTGAAAGAATGTATTTTCCCATTCTTCATTCATATCAGGATAAATCTTTTTTAAATCATCGCGGTATAGTTTCATAAACTTACCTTGATTTGTGTATCCATTATTTTCTATACTTTTTTGGATAGCAAAAAGGGAAGCGAGCTCTTGTTTTTGGGTCGTTTTCGCATCCGGTTGACCACCAATTCCAGTAAATTGACTCTTATCAATATCAGTCCATCGATAACCATTAAATATTGTGCTAAATTTAGGACCAGTTTTTAATACAGAATTTATTCTAGTCTGGGATTTTGCCTTGACTGCCTCCAGAAATTTTTTAATCTCTGGAGTCAGTTCTACTTTTTGTTTCGTCTTGGCGATTATTATTTCTTTTTTGTTTTTTATTAAATCCGCAACCTGATTTATATAAGGTTTATCGAATGTAATGTAAACACCGCCGGTTAGATTAGCCAATGGAATTACCTTTTTATTCAGTTAATATCCACTATTTATAAAAGTTTACATGTAATGTAGATATGTTCCTACAATGTACTTATCATTAGAAATCGCCGGTTGGCCAGAATGTGGGTGTGTCCAGAATGGCGGGAAAATAGCAAGTCTGCCTTTCTTTGCTTCAATACTGGTATTATAATCGGGGAAG